AAAACCCGTTACCAATCCCTTACCTACGGAGGTTTTTATGGCTATTGTCGGTCTACCTGTAGATATTCAGAGTCGTTTTTCAGTACTCTGTAATAATCTCGAGGCCTATACTCTCCTCGATAAATACGAGGCCAAGGTGAAAGAACTACCTTGGAATCACCCGCTGAAGAAAGCCTGGCATGATGAGATTATTAATCTAAAAGTGCGCCTCATGAACGCCTTTCGCCAAAAGGATAACATAAGTCCCACTGACGAAGAAGTAAATCAATTCACGAAGGCTAACCAGTTGGAGCTTCCTAAGGAAGAATACACTGATCCGAAGGATTGGGTCACTGTTATATCCAAGGAGGGCCAAGAGGCACTCAATGCTCTTTCAGACGATCACAGAAGCAGTACGCTTCCGATGGCTGTCATGAAGAGGGACCGCGAAGCTCTTAAAGCCAAACACTCACGTAGGGTTTATAAGGGTAAGTGACGGGTCTCCTAGCGCTTCGACGGTGCTATATTCCAATGTTAATCCAATTAATGGAGGTCACATGACTAAAAGTCTACCCTTTTGGGGTGTGGAATACGCAATCGCATCGCGCTGTCAGTGTTTAGGATTGCCTCTACCTGTGGCCAAGCAATTTGAACAGCTTGTTCATAAATGGGTAGAATGTTCTGGTGTACCTTGGACCGTAGGTCGTCTTCGGTCCTTAAAACTCGAACTCGTGCGGGAGCACGCTGGTCTCCCCCCCATCTATTGGGTGCGTAGAAACCAGAAAGGGCTTTGGTACGGCCCTCTAGGTTATATACAAAAACTCTCTCGTTCTTCTAAGAGAGGATTTGCAACGGCATTAAATTGCCTTATGGCCTATTCTCCCTTTCGACCTGGTAAGCCTACTCAGAGTCATATGGAATCTTTAGAACGGAATTTAGGAGCTCCTTTTCAGGCTTGTTCTTTCCCTGATATGGATGTTCCTTTTTCGGTTCCCGATTTAGATCTTTCGCTGATTAGACCTCTCCTGTTGCAAACAGGAAGTCCTTCTGTGAAAAGTCCAATCGGTTGTCCACCTCGTGACTCTGTTCCCCAGAATTTGTCTTTTTTCTGGAGAATTGGCTTTCTTCCAAGGCATGACGAACACTGCCTTTCTCTTGCGTTACAAAGACTTCTATGGACCACAGATTGCTGGTTTACCGAGGAACTTTCGTTCACAGGCACCTGCGACCCCTCTTTACGGGGGTAAACTGGTTCCTCTCGATAAAGATGGAGGCTGGAAAATCCGTTGGATAGCCAGTCCCTATCGCGTTCACCAGGAGGCTTTATTACCTCTCGGTTCAACGCTATTCAATCTGCTCCGAGCCATTCCGTGGGATTGCACTTTCGATCAGCAGAAAGCCATCCCCGTCTTGCAGAAACTTCTGCAATCTGGGAAGATGATCCATTCTGTGGATCTGGAGTCTGCTACAGACCATTTTCCATTAGACCTTCAACTTCAGGT